TATTTAATAAATGATTAAACTTACTTAAAATAATTATATTAATATATATATTATAATGTCTCAAACCAATAGTTTGCCAAAGGGAGTTACTCCTAAATGTTTACCCGATGGAAAGGAAAACCCCAAATATGTCGATTTATTGGAAGAAGATAAACCGATCGCAGGTCAAAAATTTGTATGTCTTTCGTTTGTTTCACCGGAACATATTATCAAACAAAAGGAGCAATTTTTATTCGAGCAGTTTGTGAAGCAATGGGACTATAAGAAGTCGATGGAAAAATTTAATCAGTTTCTTAACTTTGTATCATTTAAATATTCTCTTTCTTTTGATAAACTGACTGCCGACTTCCAAGAATTTACAAAGGAAGAAGGCGAGACGATTCGTGCAACATCGGCAACGCTAGTTAGCGATGACTATAAAACGTTTTTGGATACCAACGAAGATGAACTTGAACAGAAATTCGGTGAAAAACACGGATTTCAAACCTCTACAAGAGGCATCAAGGTGCGTGGTGTTTTTGCTACACAAGGTGAGGCGGAACTTCGCTGTAAACTGTTGCGCGAGGTTGATCCCAATCATGATATTTATGTAGGGCAAGTTGGTATGTGGGTACCCTTCCACCCCGAAGCATATAAGACGGGACGTGTGGAGTATATGGAGGAGACGCTTAACCAACTTATGTCTGATAAAAAGAAGAATGAAGAGAATGCAAAACAGGAATTCGATAAACGTGTGCGCGAAGCTAGACAAAAGGCGATTGAAGATAACATGAAGAAAGCAGAGGAGTCTGGTAATAAACTTACACAAACGATTAATGCGGATGGCGAACTTGTTGGTATTTCAAATGTTGCGAACTTTGATGGTTTGGATGAGGATTCGACAGTCGAAGATATCAAGAAGAGCATGTTTGAAGCCGAAAATGTTGTGCTTGATAAGAACAGCGACCATGGTTTGTCGAAACTGGCACATTTCGAGAATTAAGATGAAATTAACGAATAAGCAATTTTTACTATTAAATATTATATGTTAAATATTATATGTCACTAATATATAATATTTTATTTTTAATTGGCATGAATAAAACAATATATAGTAAGTAACTATTTTAAATCATTTAATAGCGGTAATGTGTTTATTAACTTGGTTTGTTTACTATTGATTTTAGCTGCCATTATTATATGTTTGTATCTTCTATATAGAGCACTATCAAATGCATTATATATGTATAAACTAAAGGTGGATTTTTATAAATTACAGGACATGGGATTGGGTGTTAAAAACTATAATATAATATACTCAAAGGAACTAGAAAAAAAGTATATAATGAATAGGAAAAAAATATTTAAAAACACAAATGCTGAATTTAAAAATAAAAATGTTATCGGATTGACAACAGATAAATATATCGTAGTAGACTTTGATACAAAAAAAGGCGCTGAAAGTGCAGATTTTTTAATTAAAAAAATGCCGAAAGATACTGTATTAGAAAAAACACCCAATGGTTATCACTATTATTTTGAAAATGATACAGGAAAACCAATACATACATATGTAAAGATATCTATTAATAAAGTAAAATATTCTTTAGATATTTTAGGATTTGATGCAATTATTACAATATCGCCGTCTGTCGTAGATGGAAAGGATTATTACTGGATAAATAGTATTTTTACGCATACTCCAGCAAAGTTATCAGAGAATTTATGGATTCTTGATTTAATAAAAGACGAAACACCGTTTTTCAAAAGATTTGATAATATTAATTTATCATTAAAAACTAAGAACGCTTTTATAGTAATAGATGATATAAATATTGAAAATAGTATAAGGTTTACATTTGGTGCACTAAAAGAATATCAGGTAAAAATAAAACTGCTAAATGGTGTTATATATGTATACGATGATAATTTTTACTTTATGACAAGAGGTAGTTTTAATAAATACAAGAATAAAAAATCTATGATAGAAAAAATAAAGAAAGTTATGAATGAACTTAACCCATCGTGTATCATAGATTTATCTATAATATATAGCAACTATTTGAACTCCCAAAGTATTTTTCAAATAACATCGGCTGTTATACATAACGACTTCAAGAATTATAAATACAATTCAGAATTTCCAAACTATATTGAATCTGCTGCCATATACAAAAAAACAAAGTATCTAATTAATGATACTATTACCATAAATAATATTAACAATAACAATAACAATAACAATAACAATAACAATAACAATAACAATAACAATAATAGTACAATGTTAGAAGAATTAACGGTGAATACATCAGAAAAAAATAATTTTAATAAAATATTGTCAGGTCGAGAAAGTATTTATATAACATTTTTACTTTCAAATTATTTTAATATACCGTGTACGGCGATGTGTATTACCTATAGTGAAAATGATATATCAAATAATACGAGTGACTCCAATAAATTATTAAAAAATGTTTCAGATAAAATTATAAATACCGCATTCTCGATATTTTAAATTTTTGCCATTTTGCTATTTTGCAATTACTACCATTTATTTTTGTTGACTTTAATTTTCGGACCTTGTCCTTTGCGTTTAATATTTGCAGGATCATATTGTTCTTCTTCGTCGTCTGAGTGAATATCCTTGGACATTTCCCAGAATTCTTTTGCACCCAACTTAAATGGACCATGCGTTTGTGCCTTATACCAAAAAATTTGGTCATGTAGTTTATTTGATTTTGCGTTGTTATTAATTACCAAGCATTCATAATGTTCAGTACACTGGTCCATAACTTGGCAAAAACTTTCAAATGTTGGAAACATACCAGCATAGTTCTCATAAATCCTTTTACGATTCCCAATATATGGTTCGCGTAAAATAAAAACATAGTCAATGTTCGTTCGCAAATTGGGTGGAATACCTAGAGGATACTGCATCGTAATTACCAACATGATTTTCCAGTGACGACCGTTCATAAAAAGTAAACGCATCATTACATCTTTGGTCCACTTGTTGTCAAACAGACAGTCATCTAATACTACAAATGTTCGCGGGTCAATCGTGCTTCTTTTGTAAGACTCTATCTCCTTTTTCATCTGTTTTAATACAGCTTTTTGCCGTTTTAAAATATTTTCTATAATTGCAGTATTATAGGCATCGTGAATAAATAATTTAGGAACATGTTCTCCAAAGAAACCGTTTCCTGCTTCTGTGCCCGATATCACAGTGCCGATGGGGATATCTTGATGATAATACATTAAATCTTTCACTAAAAAACTTTTACCGGTATCACGACGTCCGATAAGAACAATAACAGGTCCTTTATTTTCGTCGGGTCTAAAACTAATTGAACGCATGTCAAATTTTGCTAATTCTAAACCTACGCTCATTTTGTATATATATTTAGTTATTTATATTATATATTAAAAAATATATAATTTACAAACGCAGATTTATGTTATTTAGTATTTTTGTATTGTTGTATTGTTGCATTCCATCTTTTTATTAGTTTAAAAAATAATAAAAATATGTGTTTAACTAATTAAGTAACGGACGATGGAAATTTGCGACGACCAGCCTATTTTTGGAGAAAGTACATTTTCTTTAAACTACAGAAAACTTAACAATCGTGATTTTTTTGCTTCTTTAGAAGAATCAGAACTTGGTATAGTGAATGGTAGAAATTATATGCCTATTTACGAGAACTATTTTAATTTAAATGAAACAAACTATAACTCTATTAATTTGAATCAGCGTTTTTATGTATCGGCGTTGTCTGGCGTTATTGATAAAAATAATATACAATCTGCGGTTGTAGATGCTTTTAAAAGCACCTCGGAATCTTTAACAATTGTTCATAAACCTATATTTATTAAATTTTCTCCTTTGATTGATCCTGTTAAATACATGTTGGGAAAATATGAAAGTCTAAACGCAGATGGTGATATTTTAGATATTCCCGTCTTTTCAAAACTTGAAAAAAGAGGTTTATTAAAGGCAAATGATAAAAATAACGCATCATATGTTGATGCTTTTTTTTCATATTTGTCCAGTCAAGTTTTAAACTGCCACGATTTTATCCACGGTCTTAATTTCTATGGTTCTTTTAATGCTATTAAAAAAGAATTTTATTATAATGTAATTGACGATATAGAATGTTTGGATAAAAATCCTTATTTTAATAAAAACAAAGATATTCTCTTTAGTGTTGAAGATATTGAATTTTGCGAAGACGATGAAACAGTTGACAATGACAATGACAACGATAGTAACCATTCAAACCATGCACACAGACAAAGAAAAAATACAAGAAATAAAAAAGAAAAACTTACTATTGAAAAAAATGAAAGTATAGAAGAATCAAGTACGATTGTTCACGAAGAATTTGATAAAGTTAGCTGCGAATTAAGTTCTATATTTAATGTTTCTCCTGATAGCAAAGAAATTCAATCATCCGAACTAGTATGCGATGATATTTTACCATTGAAACTAGATGACATCGTTGCAGATAATGGAAACATAATCGAAGAAGTAGATAGTATTATATTAAACAAAGATTATCAGTTTACGAATGATAGCGACAGCAATGATTCCTTCACGTCGGGTTCATGTTCTTCGCGTTCGTCTTATACAAGTGACGGTCAAGCTGATGGTGGTTCAGGAAGTGACTGTGATATTGGCGATATTATATGTCTAGATGATTCAAAAAATGATGGCGGTAGTATAGCAAAATCGAATAATAAACTAAAAAATACTACCAATGAAAGTAAAAGTAACAAAAATAAAAAAAATAATAAAAAAAAATCGAAAAGTCTTTCTGATGCGTCTTGTAGCGAAGATAGTGGCGAAGGCGATAGTCAGGATAGTGATAGCGAAGGCGAAGGCGAAGGCGATAAAAAAGAAAAAGGTGGCAGTGGTCGAGGAGATAATAATTGCGATGACTACGATGATGAAGATGAAGATGAAGATGAATATGAAGATGATGAAACGCTATGGGCGACAATTAAGAATTTTCCTGTGTCAGCAATTATGCTAGAGAAATGCGACAATACACTCGACTCTCTAATGATGCAAGAAAAGGAAATGACCGAAAATGAATGGAGGTCCGCGCTTATGCAGATTATTATGACACTTATTACCTATCAAAAATTATTCGGATTTACTCACAACGATCTACATACAAATAACATCATGTACATATATACCGAAAAAGAATACATATATTATCGTTATAATAATAAATATTATCGTGTTCCTACATACAATCGCGCTTTTAAGATTATCGATTTTGGTCGCGCAATTTATAAATATAAATCCAAAATCATATGCAGCGATAGCTTCAGCATGAGCGGCGATGCCGCAACGCAATATAATTGCGAACCCTTCTTAAACGATAAAAAGCCTCGGTTAGAACCGAATTACAGTTTTGATTTGTGTAGACTCGGGTGTTCTATTTTTGATTATTTTATTGATGACATAAGCAATGTTGCGGCGATATGTAAAAAAGAGCCTTTAGCCAAGTTAATTGTGGAGTGGGTTACCGATGATCAAAATAGGAATATTTTGTATAAGGCGAACGGCGAGGAGCGGTATCCTGATTTTAAATTATATAAGATGATTGCTCGAAGCGTTCATAATCATACACCACAAGCACAGTTGTCGAAGCCTATTTTTGTCGGGTATGAGTTTCCTAAGAAAAGTGTTAAATCGTCGCACAGAATACTGAATATCGATAAAATGCCTTGCTATATGGATTAGTGTAAAGACTATTTATCTATAAATATTATTATACCTATGAAAGTATAATAATTTTTATTAGCTATTTCCTATTTTTTGCATGTTTTTTCTACAGGTAGACCATAATCCAACCATCCAGCGACGGGAATTTCTTTTACTGGAGATAATCCGTAACCAAATTTAATGGAAACAACATCATAACCCAACAGTT